CACGTCCGTTTTCACCACATCAGTGACACGCTCCAGCATGTTAATTTTGACCTCGTGGGATTCGATGCGCTGGCGGTCCTCGTTGCGCAACAACTCCAGGTGACGAAGCGTGCTGGTGTGAACGCCCCAGGCTGTGGCACCAGCAATGACGAGCGACAGGATCTGCACGAGATGCCCGAGACTGATGGTGGAATCAAAGCGTGGCTGGGTCATGCACCGATGAGCTTGAGGATGGATGCGGGCGTGATGAACCCGAGCGTGTTGAGCGTGCCGCTGCCTTTTAGAAATCGAATGCGATGAGTGATCCAGTCGCCCTCACGTTCTTTAACGTCTGAAATTGGATCGAGCGAGGTGTTGCCCTCGATGGTGGCCATACTCACACCACGGAGGGCGGTGACGATGCCGGCATGACCATTGCTGGTGCTGCCATGACGTGCGAGCCAGATCGAGCCTGGCACGGCACTCTCGGAGAGCAGACTCAGGTTGCGGAAGTTACCCGCGCTGGTGACGCAGTGTGGCGTCATCGTTGCCTGCCAGCGTTTGATTTGATCAGGCGTGGCCGCGAGCGAACGCAGCGCGGCGAGCACCATGCCTTCAGCGAACGCCGCGCAGTAGGCCCAGCCGGGTTCCCATGGCGATTGGCGCATCAGTGAACGCAGTTCATCGACCAGAGCACGATCATTGCCGGGCGTGTTGGGATTGTCCCAGTCTGCGTTTGGCTTGACCTCACGCAGGCCGATGAACCGGCTTGCCTGCCGAATGATGCCTTGGGCCAGTTGGTCGCTGGTCATGGCTTCCTCCTGTTGATGCGGAGACGGCCATAGGCGGCGGTGGCCAGACCACCGAACTCAGCGATGGTGTCCCAGTTGGCAGCCGTGAGTGCCACCATGCCCTGAGCTTCCTCGGTTGGAAGATGCAGGCCGAAGAGTCGGCCAAGAGCACCAATGGCGGTTATGACGATGCCCGCGTAAGTGAGCTTGCCTTGAAGGAGTTGAGTGGGGTTCATGCCCCATGTGGCCGTGTCAATCTGCGACCGGTTCCGTATCCTCGTCAGGCTCGGTTCCAGTTTTGACTGACTCCTGCCCTACGAGCTTGAGCATCACGGCGGCAGCCACCTGCATGGCCTCACAATCCCAGTAATGATTGGGACGCTTGCCGATGCGCTCCCACAGCCACTTGCCGCTTTTGCGCACGCGCTGCTCACTCTCCATCTGAGTGAGATAATCGTCGCCTGAATCCTCAGCGATTTCCCAAGTGGCACCACGTTCCGGGTCCTGATTGCGGCGCAACCGGGCGAGCATGTCCTTGATGTTCAGATTGGACCAGTAGAACACCGAGCATGATTGTGTGCGGCCGAGCACCACCTTGCGACGCGGCGAGTAGAACCGATGCACGCTGCGACCATCCTTGGTGCGGTGAACATAAGTGGCACGGCGGTCGCCCATCAACGCCACCCAGCCATGCTTGGCGCACTCGCGATACACGTCATACGTCGCGTGACCGGCATCGACGAACACGAGGTTGGCATGGATGGTGAACCGCTCCTGCAGACTGAGCACTTCATCCCAAGTGGGCACACGTTCGCGCCACACCAGACGCGAAGAACCATCGAGCGACCAACCGCGCACGATCACAAAGAAGTGATCCATCTGGCAGTCCACCGTCATGAAGCGCAGAGGAGAGGCGACCTGGTCGGCATCGAAGGGTGGAGTGAGTAACTTGCCATGCTTGCTCACAGCCGCCTCATCGTCCCACGTCTCACCGAGGCGATAACCGCTGGGCGTGATCTCCAATTTAAAATCCTCCAGATAGTCGCGCCATGGCAGCGCCAGCCGCTTTTGATAAAACTGCCGCAGTGGTTCCAGATCGCCCTGCTTCGCAGCCGCCTTGGCACGCAGATACAACTCAGCAAGCCTGCCCCAACTCATGGCGCAGAGGGCATTCCAATGGAACCCGACGTTCTCCGGTGACGCATTCAGATTGGTGCGCACATAACGACCCGTGGTGCTGAGCACACGTCGCGTGCGGTCGCTGTCATCGAACGCATGGCCACATCCTTCACAAGTCAGCGAGGCGGTTTCGCGGACGCGGGCAAAATTCCATTCACCTACTTCATCGCGCGCGTCCTTGCTCCATTCCACGTTCTCCCATTTGAAGGGCTGGCGCAGACCGCAGTGAGAACATTCAAACGTCCACTCGCGCATGTCGGTGGTTTCAAACTTGCGGTGCGTGTCATCATTCTCCTCACCGCCTTGGGACATGAACAGGCACTTGCCCAACCAGCCGAAAGCGGTGACTCGGGCTTCTGCCTCGGCCATGTGGCCGGTCGGCCAGCGCCATGTCTCATCACCGATCAACCAACGAATGGATCGACGTTGTAAGTTAGTCTTATTGTGAGCACCAAGAACCCAAAGCGTCATGCCGTTGGAGAAGTGCTTGGTGGTCGTCTTGAGCTTGTGGCGGTCGCGCGGGTAGAGCGCCTGCACGGCGGGACATTCATCAAAGATGCGTCCGAGTCGGCTCTCCGCCTGGTCACGCGCATCATCATCGGTTTGATCCAGCCAGAGCGCCGGACCGGGTAGATTGGCGATGATGTAGCAGAGGCCGATCTCACCAATCGTGGTCTTGCTTGATTGAATTGCGGCGATGATCGAGACGATGCGTGCCTTCGGATCAACCAGTGCTTCCAGCGGTTCCTTCAGCCACGGCGAGTTGTCCGCACGAAACCTACCCGGCACCGGGGAGTAGGGGATCGAGTGAATATGCTCCTCCGCCCATGCCCATGGGGGTCGGCGGTCAGGTGATCGCCATATCCGGCGTCCAATCTCTACCAGTATGTCATCCATGACCTTGGCTGAGAAGTGTGAGCACCTCGTCGATGGCCTTGCGGTTCTCCTCTTGAATGCCAGTTGCGTCGAGGCCCGAGCAGATCGGCGGCAGTTCGTTTTCAAACTTGTTGCGCAACAGGCTGGTGACCCGTCCCGCCACACGCGTCCACTCCTGACGCACATCTTCAACTGCCACATACAGTCCTTTGCGAACGGCCACCTTGAGTTCGCGTTCTTCTACTTCGGCGAGCAGTTTACGAGCACGCAGGGCGGTTTCGAGATCGGTTGTTGGAGTGCCTCCCTTGAGATCATGCTGCTTCATGAACTCGCGCCATGCGGCCACATCGTGCAGACCATTGGCGGCTGGGGTTGGCGCATCTTTCCGCTTCTTCCATGTCGTGATCGACTGGCGTGTGACACCGAGAATGTCGGCAAGATCCACGAAGTTCCTCGCAAACGCTGGCCCCACTTTATCCCCGCCCGCAGAACTGCTGGCGAGATTTTGCAGCATCGAACGCTCAGCGCGGGTCAGTTTGCCACCGTGATGCACACGTTGCACCAAGTTGGCCAAGTCCTTGTTGAGCAGTTTGCGAGCGAGATCGGGCGGTAGTGATGTTTCCATGACTCCGCTGGCTGCGGAGTCAAATCAGCCACCCAGAACAGCCTTCAGCTTTTGCTCTGGCGAATCGTAACTAATCGCGCTGAAGGGCGTGCTTTGCAGGTAGTCCTCGATCTGCTTCAAAGTAATTTCCTGGGACTGACCGAGTAGCTTGATGTGCTGAATCGCATCGTTCATCGAGCCGATGAGTGAGCGGTCTTTTCGAGTGAGAAACAAGATGGATTGATTCTGCGGATCGAACGCTGAGCCATGCCGTTGCCATACCTCCTGCACCCGTGAGATAAAGAGAGGGAGTAGTTTTTCAGCGTTCGTGATGCCTTTGGCAGGGATGATCAGTGACCACAATGAGGCATCGTGCATGAAGAGTACAAACGGCGTGGAACCCATCTTGAAAATATGACCGCTCCAAGAGTCGATGCGGCGCGAAGGCTGGTTCTTTGCGTTTGGTACGCTCGTCCGAACTTTGTAACGCTTCACGAAATCCTTGGAGCAATGAATGATCATGGCTTCTTGGGTGGGACGCCCATCGCGAGCAGCTTCATCAGCGCCACCACGGCATAGCCACGCGGTGTGGCTCGTTCCTGCTCCCAGTTCTCCAGCGTGCGCTTGCTGATGCCCAGAAACTCTGCCGCGTCGCGCTGGCTGAATGCCTTCTTTTCACGCCATGCTTGCAGCGCGCGGGCGAATTTACGGGGAGTCACCCCTTTGGGAAGTTTCATGGCAGCCATACGCAGCTCTCGTATAGTGGTATGTGTGCGTCAACCGCGTTGACAGTGCCGCAGGGGCGTGAGTATTCCTATTTACTGCGCCAACACGCGGCTGATTGATCCCAACACGCTGAAGCCCAATCCGGCTAATCCGAACCGGCACAGTGCGCATCAAATCGCGTTGCTGGCCTCCATCATTCAAGAGCAGGGCTGGCGCAATCCCATCACCCTTTCCAAACGCAGCGGGATGATCGTGCGCGGTCATGGCCGGCTGGAGGCCGCGCTTCTCATCGGCTGTGAAGCCGTGCCGGTGGATGAACAGGACTATGCCACCGAAGCCGAGGAACTCGCTGATCTGCTAGCGGACAACCGCCTCGCAGAACTGGCGGAACTAGATGAAGGAGATTTGAAGCGCCTGCTCAAATCCATTCAGGAGAGCGATCCCGCCTTTGATCTCGAACTCACCGGCTTTGCCGAAGACGAGATCCGCAAGCTGTTCGAGGCGGAAGACCCTGCGGAGGATTTGGAAATCATCCCACGCATGGAATGCCAGGCTTTCGAGCATCACGATTACCTCGTCTTCATGTTCCATGAAGCCCCGCTTTTCGTGGTGGTTCGTAATGTGTTGATTGTGTGCATGTTTGTTCATGCACGTGACAGGGAATATAGCATGGGAATGCACAGGAGTGAAACTTTTTGTCATGCATTTGTCATGCGGAAGCCATGACAGGTTCCCAGGCCCCAAATCCGCCAGCTGAATCACCTCGCCTTGAACCCGCCGCCGAGCACCGCCTCTGGACCATCGACGACGTTGCCCGTTATGCGCGATGCAGCGTCCGCCATGTCACCACGCTGCGTGAACAGAAGGGTCTGCCTTTTCGCAAACTGGGTCATCTGGTGCGCTTCAGCCCTGAGGCCGTGAAACGGTGGTTTGAGGATTGATATTATCCATCGGAGCGCCTTCACCTCGGGGGTGTACCCGCATCAAAAGGCAGATTGAAATATTCGAACACGGCCTTGGTCCGGTTGTAAATCTGGCGTTCGCTCATTCCAGCACGTTCAAACATCTCATTCATCGGCACAAAACCACCGCTGATGAATCGAACCACCTCCAAGGGGCTGATGCTGACCTTGACCTGGCTCTGACCTTTCACCTTCAACGCGTCCAGGGATTCGAGACAGCACATCACCATCATCATGAGGTTCTCGGTGTCCAGATTGCAGAAATACAACCAGTAAGGCCAGACCTCCCAAAGCTGCTGATAAAATGTCCTGACTTCCGGGATGGCGTAGATCTCTCGGGGGTCGTGATTGTAGCCGTCAATCATCAAGGCCACGCTGTTCATCATGCCTTCCAGCTTTTTGCCTGTCGGCAGACTGCTATCGCCGAACCTGGACATGAAATCCTTGGCATCACCGGCTTCCACACGATCCCGGCTGAACTGATAGACGATGAGGTCGGACATGATTGAAGATGTCAGGGCTTAGGTTTGTCCTCAACTCAAACCCGCTTTGACCACGCCACCGCCGCACGCAAATGCGGCACCTCAGCTTTCACCTCGGCGCTGATACGGGCATAAAGCTTCCGGTAGTCATTCAGCACCCGCAGGGCGTCTTCGCCCATCTCCTGACCCGCAAAGAGTTCCGGGGCGGTGTCGGCGAAGTTCAGGCTGAGCTGCACGCCTTTGCCCTGCACCTCGGCACCGAGTTCGTAGTTGGTCAGCAGCAGGCGGCGCTTGGGACAGGTGGTGGCACCGCAGGAATCGAGAAACCAGGTGGGTGATCCCGTGGAGTCGGCGTGGAGCAGCACCAAGAGCTTCTTCTCGATGTGCCAGAGATCCCGCAGCGTTTCTTCGGTGATCGAGAGTGTGCGCAGATGCACCAGAGTTTGGAGAAAGGCGAGATAAGCCTCCGAGTAACACGCACCGTCGAAGGTCGGTAGATCAAACCGCGTTTGCAGGCCGGAGAGATACACCGTGGACCGGTTTAAGGCCTTGGCGAGATCGGCGAAGGTGTGCATGGGTAAGCCGCCGTTGGCGATGATGTGATCCTCTGGCGTGGGTGACTCAAAGGAGACCTTCACGGATGATTTCGCAGGAAGGAGTGTCTTCACGCTCTGCGGCAGA